TTTTATTGTTCTTGTTGTTTAATTGTTAATAAAAACCGCCATTAAAACTGCGGATAACAGTTGCTAAAATACATTAAAACGTCATTTAGCTTTGTGTTATAGCATATTAAAATAATCAAAATAATTAAATTTTCAGTTCCACTCCATTCAAAAAATCCAGCAACACTTTCTTTAATCCTTTTTTGTTTTTTGCTATTATCAAAAGTTGGTCAATATTTAATCTTTCCAATTCCTTAGTTGTTGGATTTTTTGACAACCAACCTGTTGACTTTCCGTTTTTGTCTGTATATTTAATCATAGTAAAAATTTCATTTCTTCTTCTGTATATAGTTTCATTGTTCTTGTTGTTTATAGGTTTCGTTGTAGTATTGTTCTCCATCTTCATGGTCCCCAGTCCATTCACAATCGTTATAAGCATTTACAATTTGCTCTTTCTCCATTGCTTTGGCTTGTTCAAATAGTTCTTCAAACAATATATCTTGCTCATAGGTTAATTCTACTCTAATGCGTTTTTTCAACCACTCTACTGCTGTCTGTTTCATATTATTTTTATTTATTCGTGCAGTAAATCGCACTATATTTTACAATTCTTTGTTTTTCTTATTTACTTTAATCAAATAGTGCATCTTAAAGCACTTCATTTGTTCTGCTAATTATTGTTTCATAGTTCTTTTTTTAGTTTTTCAATATACAACGTTGCGTCCATAAGTTCATCTTGTAAATGGTTTAACCACCCTAATAAATCAACGTCGGTTCTATCTAAGTTAGTTCCGTATTTGCGTAAGCCTTTTTTGCTCCTTTCGTAGTACTTTGTCATTACTGCCATTAATACCGTGTCTTCGTGTTGAATGGTGTTTTCGTGTGTTATGTTCATATCGTTTTCATTAATAGGTTATAGTATTCTCGGCATAGTTCTACACGTTCCTTTATCTTTTCAATTACTGATTCGTCCCTTCGAATAAACCAATACTTTACCCTTTTATGTTCGGGGATATGGTCAAAAATGTGTTTACTTTCTACCTCTTTTCTTAGTTCCGTGTTTTCTTCGATTAAATTAAATTTCCAATGCGCACGCCTTATTTCGTCTTCTACCATTTGAAATGGGGTATTGATTAGGCAATAAGCTAAAATGCTTTCTTGTTTTCCCGTTAACCACATATACCCTTGCAGTTGATAATAATAGTCCTTATTAGGGACTTCCGTATCGAAAAACGGAAACGTTGTAGCGTCCCAAGAGCATTTAACATCTAATAAAACTTCGTCCGTGTTTACGTCGGGCGTTCCCTTAACCCATTCGTTTTCGAAAAACTCGTAATTCTTGTAAATGAACTTGTAATTTAGAACCTCGTTTACTAAAGCTATTCCGATTTCCTCTACCTCGTTACCTTTATCCGTGTAACGTGAACTAAACTCTTTTTTGATTCCGTATTTTTCTTCTAACACTAAATCGTGAACGTAGGTTTTAGCCGTTTCGGATAGCACCTCCCCCGCTTTACGGGGGGTTGCCATTATTTTACCAATTTGTGAGCATCTTACTTTCATAACAACTTAATTAAATTAGAAGTTCAATAGCTTCAATCATTTTTAATTGCGCTTCCGTAAGGCTAAAATTAACTAACAATTCCTCCTTAGTGTATTTACCCGCGGAAATGGTTTCGATTGCCTTGCCTAACCTCTTGTTATCAATGGTTGGTTTCTTTGGTTCGTCTTTTACTTGTTCACCGCTTGCGTCCGTATCTTTGTCCGTAACCAAACCACAAATTGAACTAAGGCAGTAACGACGGAAATAGGTGCAACCGCTCCCGAATGATTGGTAAGAATTCATCCCCTTAAGTTCAACTTGCGGAATTAATGTAGTGCTTTCGATTGATTCCCCGCTTTCAACGTGAAAAAGAACGGTAACTAAATAGTTTTCCCCATCTTTAGAATTAAGCAACTGAGTGAATCCTAATCCGTGTTTTTTTAGTAGCGGGTTAATCTTTTCAAAGATAGCAGGTAAATCTGCGTAAGAATAACCGAATCCTTGTGTGCCCTTGTGAATTACGGGTACTTCTTGTTGGAAGTCTGCCAACGATTTAAATAAATGTTTCATAGCGTTTTCGTTTTTAATTATAAACAAATGTAATACTAATAATTTAATTAGCAATACTTCGATATAATTAATTTGTTAAAAAATGTTAAAATTTATTTATGAATTCTTGAATAGGCAACAAGATTCCTTTACTCGTATTGGAATCCCCGCCGTTTACGTCTCGTTTTGTTCCTATATATTTTCTGCAAAGTTTTTTTAATTCGTCTTTTTTTATCATTACAAAATGCGATTCACTAAGCCAATAACACCACCATTCCGCTTCGCTTGTGGCTATTCCCGAACGTTTACCCCTACTTTCGTATTCTACGAATATATTTCCCGTTTCCAAGCATTTAAAATCGCGTTTAACTTCTATTTTTTGTTGGAGTAATTCGCTTAATTGGTTTTCGTATGTTTGACCTACCATTAAATCAAACTTAAAATCGTTATTGAAATTCATTTATTTTTGATTTATAGCGTTTAATTATTTCGTTTAGTTCCTCCCTAGTCCATTTCTTGTTTTCGTAGGCGCGGGCGTGTAATTCTATTAACCTATCCGCTCCGATTCTTTTTTGGATTCCTATTTGATAATAAAGTATATTTCCGTGCTTGTGTTGGTTACACGTTACACATTGTCCGTGTACGTTTTCTTCGTCAAATGTTACCGCCTTATGCCCTCCCATACTGAAGTAATGACCTGCGTCAAATTTCGCCCCTAACGGCTTTTCACAACTTACGCAAGGTTTATCCTTGTCGCGTAGTCGAATGTACTTGTTAAACGTTATTTGAGCTAATTTAAGCAGTTCGGGTAAGGTTTGCAGTTCGTCTTTTAATACCTTTTTCTTTTTCTTCCATTGCTTTTCCTTTTCGGATTCTATCCAAACACGTACGCAATCCGATTCTAAGCAGTATTTTTGATTAAATCGAACGGGAGTAAATACGGCTTTGCAGTTTTTGCATTTCATAAAATAGTATTTGCCATTTCAAAATAAACTTTTTCTAATTCTATTCCAATAAAGTTCCTATTAAGTTTCTTGCATATTTTACCCGTAGTACCAACCCCGAAGAATGGGTCTAAAATAGTTTCATTTTCTTTTGTGAACTTAGATATAAAATGTTCGCAAACTTCGTCTTTCATAACCGCTTTATGTTCTTTTGGCATATTAGAATTAACTGAAGTTGTTAAAATATTCTTAGTATAGGTTGTATTACTTTTTAATGAAATATCACCAAAAATTAAAAAATACTCAACTGCGTTTGTAATGTTATTACCGCTTGCAGGCATCGGGTTTGATTTTTCCCAAATGTGAATATCTACTATTTTCTCGTTAAACAATCCTATTAGTTTATACACGTCTTTTCTATTGTAGTAATTGGCTTGTATATTATAGAAAACGTGTTTTTTTGTTATTCGTAAAAGTTGGTTAATTACTTCTATATTCATTTCGAACCAATTACTATTTATATCCGTAAATTCAGCGTATTTATCGTTTCTTTTTCTATTGTAAGGTGGTGAAGTAAAAGAATAATCTATACTTTGGGTTTCTATATTTGGTAAAATATCCAAACAGTTCCCGTTAATAATTTTGTTTTGTTTCATAACTCAAAGGTTAAAGTTTTCAGTTTATTTTATAACTCCGTGGTTAACGCTTTTATTTCGTTTTTCAGTTCTTTATTTTCGGCTTTCAGTTCTAAGCATAACCGTTCTAACCTAAATGCGGATGAATTCGCAAACCTTAGTTCTTTTTCTAAGCCGTCAATTATTCTACGTATTTCGTTAAGGTCTAATAACGTTGCTTGCATTGATTCGATTAAGTCGGTACGGTGTCCGTTTTTCTCTTTGATTTCATCTAAACTACTTTGTACCTTGGTTGCGGTGTACGTGGTTAATACCTTCGCTTTTAATATCGTTAAATCGTCCATCTTAAAAAGGTAAATTTGATTTCTTTGGGTTTCGCATATCTCTTAATGGATTAACTCCGTAAAGTTCGAATCCTAAACCGCTATTCCAATCGCATAAAAGTTGCTCTCCGATTCCCGTTATTTTTCCTCCCGTTTCCGTATCCTTTACTTTTTCAATACTAATCATTGTTTTATACTTCATTTGTTCGTGTTTTATTAGTCGGTGAATTACTAACATATCGTCGCATCTATTTAGAAAAGCCTTACCCCCTTCGATATGGTCTTTTAATGGGGGTTTAAGATGTCCTTTCCATTCGCCTTCCGTGTAAAGGTTTCCGCTTCGCCCGCTTTCCGTGTTTGGATGCGTGTTAATGTAAAGCGTTATTCCCGTTTTATTGACAAACTCCCGTGCTTTATTCATAAAAGTATAATTGCCTTCGTAACTCATTTCTCGGTCTAACCCCGTAAAAGGGTCTATTAACGCTACATCGCATTCGCTTTGCTTAAATACCTCCAAAAGTTCCAACGGCTTGTAAAGTTTACTATTATCGACGAAAATAAAAAATTGCTCAATGTAGGTTAGGTAACTTTGTATTTGGTTATTAGTTAAGTTCTTGAATGGTTCGCCTGCGTAAAGTTGGATTAAATCCCTTAGAACTTGCCCCTTTTGATTTTCCCCCGACCATAGGCAAAATTTAAGTCCGTGTTTTAATGCGAGGCAAAGAAAATACCAATTTATCCAATACGTTTTACCTACGTTATCGTGTCCCAAAATTATGTTTACTTGCTTGCGTTTAAACCTTAAAAAGTTATCTAAAACGCAGTCAATGCCTAAGCCTGCTTTTATCTTACCTGCTTTTAAGTCTAGCAGGTATTGTATCGTGTCGCCCTGTTTAGTCAGCATTCGAATAGTCTTTAGTGTCCTTAAAATTTAACATCTTTTGCACGTAATTGTAGGTTAACTGCTCTTCGCTTAGTTCTTCTTTTTTAGGTAGCTTATCCCAAAACAAACCCTGCCAACCGTTTTCTATTGAATTATCAATAACAAACTTACATTGTTCTTCCGTAAAGTTTTCCATTTTAGCCAAAATAGTTTCCTGCGTAGCCTCCTTAATTGGCTTCTTAATTTGTTTTCGGTATTCTATCCACCTATCCAAAATAAGTTCTTTTTCATTCTTTATATTTCTTATACATTCTTGTTTGTGTTCGTTTGGTTTACTATTTGGTTTATCATTTGCTTTTCTATTTGCTTTATCGTCTGTTTGATATTCTTTATAGTTAACTATTGATATTAAGGTAGTTACGTTGGTTTTTTGCCTTACTATTTGTTCGTCTTTTTCTAGCATTTGTAAGAACCTTTCCACCTTACCCCTCGACCACTTCCAACGCTTAGATAAAGTATCTAAATCGTAACCAATTTGCCCCGTTTTTATGTCAACACGAATACCCCTCTTAAAGAAAAAATTATCCGTGTGGTTTGCTATTAAAAGCATATCCACCCAAGCCATACTACGAGTAAATGGTTCGGAAAAGTACAACGGGTTATCCGTTATTTTCCTGTGTAATTTAATCCATCCGCTCATAAGGCAAAATAGTTTTAATTTCTTGTCCGTGTAAAACTTCCAAAGTAATTTCTTGTAGTCCGTTTGAATAAGTACATTGTAAATAATACCGATTGCTTTCGGGTAAAAAACGTTTTTTAACGCTCACTAAATAATAATCATTAAACATAACTTAAAAATTTAATCAATAAAAAAACCCTATTAAATCCGTAGCCTTCGACCTCTACTTCATTAACAGGGTTAATAACATCTTTTGGCTTTATAGTGTCGAAGGAAGCCGAGTACAAATATAACTATTCTTCCGTTAACTTGTACTCATTTCTTAAAATTCTTCGTTGAATTTTTTCTAACCTTCTTACCGTGGTGCATTCAAGAATTTCGGAAACTAAGTCTTCAATATTTCTAACTACGGGGTTGCTTTCTAATTCCTCGCGTATTTCGGCAACGTCTGCTAAATAATATTTGTCTTCAATTTCTTCGTAATATTTTGCGTTTCGAACGTTGTGTAATACGGTAGCGTGGTTCATTTTAAACATCCTTGCGATTCTTGTAACGCTTAATCCGTGTTTGCTTAGTCGGCTCATTAAAAACGCTCTTTGATGCACTAAATATTGATTTCTGCAACGTCTACGTAGGTTGTATTTTATTATTAAATGTTCGGCTTGTTCTATCATAAATTTTCTATTTCTTTTTTAACGTTTTCCCAATACTCGATTAAATCATAAATTGTTTTACTTGGGGTTAGGTTTTTAATATGTTCTAAATTGTTTAGCATTTCGTTCGTAAAATTTACGCAAATTGAAACCTTGTTAAACTTGACGATTAAATAAATGGCTTTGTCTTTTGCAGTCATAATTCCCGTATTTTAATTATTAGTTTTTCCCAAATATCCAAGCGCCTAACCGCATCCATTTTGTCGTAAGCCGTTATCGTTATCCGTGTTTTCGTTGGTTTGCTCGTTGCGAACTTCCGACTCCAATATAGTATTTCGTATAATTTCATTTTTTGCCTCTATTACTTTACAATAATGTTTCCAATTAAAGTGTCCACCTTTTACAAATGCCCCGCCTCCGTGGCACCACCAATAAACTTGCGCGCCTAATTCCATCGATTTATTTTCCATTCGTCTATTTTTTCGTTTTCTAAATCATCCAATCTTTCTTGCATCAAATTTTCCCAAAGCATTAAATTATTTGCTTCGTTTGCGATTGCGTCGGCTAAATTTAACTCTTCGTCGAACGTAAGTTTACAAGGTAATTCGCATTCGTTAGCATCAAACCAAGCGGTTATGTTTTCGGTTTCAACTTCGAACCCGCCATCAAAGTCGGGCGTTAAGCTAAATAAACACGAACCCCAAATATCTGCGCCGTTGCGCTCAAAGTAAAAATTACAACAATCGTTTTCTAATTCTATTTGCCAACTCATAATAAAAAAATTAAAAGGTAATACAATAAAAATGGCATCGCAACCAATAATAAAGTCGAAAGTAAAAAATCTTTAATCATTGTTCAAATTTAAGCGGGTTAATAATTCTTCGATAACTAACCAACGTTCGATTGCTCTTTGGGTGTCGGTGTCTAAATGTCCGAATGCGTCGATATTTTCCTGCATCGTTTCGCGTAGTTCTTGCTCGTAGGCTTTAATAATTGTTTCCATAGCGTTTTTTTAATTGTTTAGTGAATAACTATACGCAAATATAAATACTAAGTTTCAATTGACCAAACTTTTTCAAAACTTTTTTTCGATTTTCAACAAAATAATTTGTAACACGTTGATTAACAAGAGTTTTTAAGACATAAAAAAAGGGGTATTTCTACCCCCCCTTAACGCTATGTTGCTAAATTACAAAGGAAATTTAAAACTATCTATGTTCTTTATTAACGAATTTTCAACTTCTTTGCATTCTATTTTTAAGATTCGACCTCCTAACGGCTTAACGGGCGCGCCTCGTTCGACGTGCCATCCGTGCGAGCCATCGCCGTATTCCTCTTTATAAGTACCCGTTAACATCGAATGTATGTACTTTTGTTTAACTGAGTAACCTAACTTTGCGTTATGGTTTAAGCACTCCCTTACGTCATTACGTGCGCTATTTTCGTGAATGTGTCCCATTGAAAATACGTCGAAATCTTCGTACATTTCCAAAGCACGGGTAAGGTTTAACGCTCCTTTAGTAACTACTCCACCACCTCCGCTCCCGTGAAAATACTTAATTTTTGTACTTAATGAAACCGTTGAATGGAACATTTGTCTAACAATTATCCAACCTCCGTACCCGCCCGTATAAACTTGAGTTCCGTTTTTGTAGTTTAATAAATCTACGAATCTTTGAAGTAAATCCGTTTCTTGGAACTTAATTACTCCCGTTTCGTGGTTACCGTATCCGATAACTTTAATGATTCCCGCGTATGGGGAAAACCATTCTACCGCAGTTTCTACGATACTATCTAAGTACCTTCCGTTATTGTGTTCGGTTCTAATGTCCGATTTATTGCGTCGATTATCGCCGCGCCCTTGCATTAAACAAAAGAAATCCCCGTTAATTATTACGGGTATGTTATTGGACTTACAAAATTCTAAATGTCTTTTAAGTAAATCGCGTTCACACTTAGGGTTGTCCCAATGAATGTCCGATAGCATTGCAACGTGCGCCGTTTTACCGTCTATCCTTAATTCGTGGATATTTCGTCCGTGTTTTATTACCTCCATAATTTCATAAATAGTTTAATCCTACCAATAAAAGTAGGCGATAAAATGTAACGAACCAAAAACCCAACACAAAACGCCACAATAACCCACCACCAACGGAACTTATATTTAACCACTTGTTGCGCCTTAGCGGTCTTCCATTCGGTTTTTCCTTTGATTCGAAGCGTCTTCACGCGTTCTTTGTATTCGATTCGCGTTTGCCAACGTGTCTTCGGCACATAAACATTTTGAAATTTTATCACGGTATCGCGATACGCGATAAACTTTTCCCAAACGATTGAATCGTGACTAATCACGGGAAACGAATCAACGGTTGCAATTCGAATCGTGTCGGTGTCTTGTGTCAATTTTGCGCCGTGTTTAAGCGCTTTTCTTACGTGGTATTGTGCTAAGCGTTCACTTGAACACGAAAAGAGCGTTAAAACGCTTAAAATCGCTATTATTCGAATCATAAATTTTTGAGCATTTGAATCATTCGAGGACACGGGTAAATATCGGATTTGTCTTTACGTACTGAATTATGGGTAAATATGCCCGCAGTACCCTTAAATGCTTCTTTGTCTATTTGGAAAATTTCGCTTCGGTAAGCCTTTGGAATTTTATAAGTGTCGCAAAGGTAAACGAGTAATTGGCGGGTGCTTTCTATTTGCGCATCCGTGTATTTTTCCCAATGTAAAAAACCCTTGTATGGTTGTTCTAAGGTAGTAACGTTTTTTGGGTCAACTACTCCGTTAACGTAGTTGTAAAATTTTCCGTTGCGGAACTTTAACGGGCCAAAGTTACACACCTCGATTCCTACCGAACTTTTATTAAGGTTTTGGTAAGGCGCTCCGTTCTTTGCGAAATCCTCCGCATCTATTCCTAAATGCCACGCCCAATGTTTAGACGAAAAACATTGTACTATTTCTCCGTTGTTAGCTATAATAAAAGCCGTTGCTATCCGTGTTTCGTTAGAATTCCAAAATTGACTAACCGCTCTTGCGTTTCCCCCGCCTGCAGTATGGTGTAAATAGATTTGTTTTTTGGTTGCTTCTTCTTGGAAGTATTGCGTTTTATCCAAAGGAACTTGGATTATTTTGCTAGTGTCTAATTTCGTCGGTATCATTTTTTAATTCTTTTGCTCTACTTAATAATTTTTTCAAACTTGCCCAAAGGTCAATACCTCGAACCGCTTTGTAATTTTCATTAATGCTTACAACCTCGATTGAAATAAGTACCAACGAAAGAACCTTAGTTAATAGTAATTCCGTTGTAAAGATAGTTTTTAAAATATCATTTAAAATAAACCAATCAATAAGAAAAAATAAAATAATAGTAAGTTGATATAAAAACATTTTCGATATTACCGCGCTTAACCTTCTAGAGCGTATAGG